TATTCAGCCCTGCACCAGGACCTCAAGCATGTCCTGATAAGCGCTGGGAAAAATAAAAATAAAAAAACCATGTCAGAAGAAGTAAAAAAACTTACAGAAGAGGAATTACAGTCTATTAAAGACTTACAACGCCAGTACAACCAGTTCGTATTTGAACTTGGATCAATTGAAGCACAACTTCAAAACATTCTAGCTAACAAATCTTTAGTAGAAACTGAAAAAACTAATGTTTTAGAAGACATTAAGAAATTAGGTGAACGCGAAAAAGAAGTAGTTTCTGCATTACAAGCTAAATACGGTGTAGGAAATATCAACCCGGAAAGTGGTGAAATAACTCCGTTCTAATTTATTGCGATTTCTGCGTTTTGTGGGTCCTTGTAAATATTTATCGTTAGGTAATCCCTAATATAAATTTAAACAATTACAAATAAAATGGCAGAAATCATTCTTTCTCCTGGTGTATTCCAGATCGAATCCGATCAGAGTTTATATACTCAAGCACCTCCAGCCCTTGGTGCAGCTATTGTAGGTCCTACAGTAGGTGGTCGTCCATTCGTACCAACTTATGTTACCACTTATACCCAGTATTTATCAATATTTGGTGATGTATTTAAGAGTGGTAGCTATTATTACGAATACTTTACATCACAAGCTGCTCGTGAGTATTTCCAAAATGGTGGACAATCATTATTAGTAACTCGTATCATTAGTGGATCTAATGGTATTAGTACTTATGCTACTTCTAATGTAGCCTCTATTGATACTTTAACTAATGGTACAGCTGCTACAGCTAGTTTAAATTTAACTAACGCTGTTACAGCTCAACATTCTGCCTCTATTAATGGAACATATGTACTAAGTTTATCTGGATCATCTACACAAGAAGTTTACAATCGCCTTACTGCATCTGCTGCTTATAGTGCTATTTCTAGTAGTGTTGTTAGTGCTTCATTTACAACTCCAAATGTAATATTTACTGCTATTCCTAAAGGAACAGTAGGTAATAATTACTATGTAGTATCTGGTAGTACAACTACAATCTTTACTGGTGGTGCTGATGTAAATTCATTCCAACTTGAAACATTAGCTTGGGGTAATCAAATGAATAACGCTGCTACACCAGCTGCTGTTGTTTCTGGATCTACTACCAATGGTGCTTTACCAAGTGGTTCATCTCAGAATGTTCGTTGGGAAGTAACTAATGTAAATACGGGAAGTGCTGGTGGTACATTTACAATTGTAGTACGTCGTGGTGATGATAACAATTCTCAAGAAAATATTTTAGAAACATGGGCTAATGTAAGTTTAGACCCTCAACAACCAAATTATATCTCTCGTGTTATTGGTGATTTGAAACCAGTATTTAATGTAAGTACTGGACAAGTAGATTTCCAAGGTAACTATGCTAACCAATCTCAATACGTTCGTGTTGCTTTAGTAACTACTCCAAACGTAGATTCAATTGACAACAACGGTAATTTCAAAACTGGATCTTATGCTGCTACATTACCATTAGTAGGTAGTGGTTCAGCTGGTGGTGGATTTACAGGTGGTGTAGCTGATACTAACTTAGCCAAATTAATGAATGAAAGTAGCTCAATTAGTAATATTCAAGGTTTCACTACAGATGATTACAATCGTGCTTTCACATTATTATCAAATAAAGATGAATATGCATTCAATGTATTATTAGCTCCAGGTGTTAGTTTAGATACAGCAGCTGCTGATAATATGATTGCATGTGTTGAAGGACGTGGTGATGCTATTGCAATTGTAGATGCTGGTATTTATGGAACTACAATTACAGGTGCTACTGTAAATGCAGCTGGTCAATCTAGTAACTACGGTGCTACTTATTTCCCTTGGGTACAATTATACAGCTCTAACTTAGGTAAGACTGTATGGTGTCCTCCATCAACAGTAATCGGTGGTGTATTAGCATTTAACGACCAAGTAGGTGCTGAATGGTTCGCTCCAGCAGGTTTGAATCGTGGTGGTATCCCATCAGTAGTACGTGCTGAATTACGTTTATCTCAATCAGATCGTGATACATTATATACAGGAAATGTTAACCCATTAGCTACATTCCCAGGAACTGGAGTATGTGTATGGGGTCAGAAAACCTTACAACGCAAACCAACAGCTCTTGATCGTGTAAACGTTCGTCGCTTGTTGATTGCATTGAAAGACTTCATTGGTGGTGTTGCTCGCAACTTGGTATTCGAACAAAACACAACAGTTACTCGTAACCGTTTCTTAAGCCAAGTAAATCCATATCTTGAATCAGTAGTTCAACGTCAAGGTTTATATGCCTTCAAGGTAGTAATGGATGAATCCAACAATACACCTGATGTAATCGATAGAAATCAGTTAGTAGGTCAGATCTATATCCAACCAACCAAAACTGCTGAATTTATCATCTTGAACTTTAACTTAACTCCAACTGGTGCTGAGTTCCCTGCCTAAGGGACTCAGCCAGTTAATATTTATTAACGGCAATTAAACATTTCAAATAAAATGGCAGTATTAAACCCAAATGAAATCATGTTTACAGCGTTTGAACCAAAAGTTCAAAATCGCTTTATCATGTATATTGATGGTATCCCAGCATATTTAATCAAAGCAGCATCTGCTCCTGGATTCGAAGCTGGAGAAATCATCTTAGATCATATCAACGTTTACCGTAAAGTTAAGGGTAAGGTTCGTTGGAATGATATGACTTTAAGCTTATACGATCCTGTAACTCCAAGTGGTGCTCAAGCTGTAATGGAGTGGGCTCGTTTAGCACACGAATCAGTAACTGGTCGTGATGGATATTCCGATTTCTATAAGAAAGATTTAACATTAGATATTTTAGGTCCAGTAGGTGATATCGTAGGTGAGTGGATCGTTAAAGGTGCTTACGTTAAAACAGCTACATTCGGTGAATATGATTGGGCTAGTGATGCTGCGATCAATTTATCCGTAACAATCGCTATGGATTACTGCGTATTGAACTTCTAATCACTCTTCATATTTCTTTTCTTGAGGACGTCTGCTTTGCAGACGTCTTCTTCTTGCATATATTTATATACACACATAAAATTGTTATATGGCAGAATTAAAATTACCAACTGAGGTTGTGAAATTACCTTCAAAAGGTTTATTGTACCCTAAAGAATCACCATTATCATCAGGTGAAATTTCTATGAAATACATGACAGCTAAGGAAGAAGATATCCTTACTAATAGCAATTTCATTAAAAACGGAACAGTTATTGATAAATTATTACAATCACTAATTGTAACACCAATTAATTATGATGATTTATTAGTAGGTGATAAAAACGCAGTACTAATTGCTGCTCGTATTTTAGGATATGGTAAAGACTATTCATTTAAATACACAGATGAACGTGGATTTGAAAGAGAAGCTACTGTTGATTTATCTACATTAGATGAAAAACCATTAGATGAATCATTGTTTAAAGCAGGTACAAATGAATTTACATTTGTTACTCCTAAAACAGGCACAGTGTTAACATTTAAATTATTAACACACGGTGATGAAAAGAAGATTGAGGCTGAAATTAAAGGATTAAGAAAAGTAAATCCAAATGGTTCATATGATGTTACTACTCGTTTAAAACATATGATCACTTCAGTAAATGGTGATCGTGAACAAAAAACCATTCGTGATTTCGTAGATAATTATCTATTAGCACCAGATGCTAGATCATTACGTGAACAATACGCTAAAGTACAACCTGATGTGGAACTAAAATTCATTCCTGATGATGAAAACTATACAGGGGAGGGTATAGCAGTTCCTATTTCTCTTAACTTTTTTTGGCCTGACATTGGAATATAGACCAGTACTATTCAAACAAATTCATGAAATAGTATTTCATGGAGGTGGTGGATACGATTGGGATACAGTATATAACATGCCATTGTGGTTGCGTAGAACTACATTTAATTTATTGAAAGAGCATTTCGATGAACAAAAAGAGGCTATGGAAAAACAGCAAAATATGCTGAAAAATACTAACAAAAAAGATATAGCACGACCAAACATAGCTCCAACATATACTGCGAAGGTGCCCAAGAAATAGGCACCTTCAATATTTATACGATGTAATACTACAGTATGGCTGATCCACAATTAACCCCCCAACAAGTACAACAAATGCGAGAAGATCTTGCTGATCTTCGAAGTATAGCAAGTGATATAGGGGCATCATTACGTAATGCTTTTAGGGCAGATAATGTAAGAGAATTTGGAAATGAAATACGCTCTTCATTAAACACCTTTAATAAAATAGATCAGGTTTTAAGTGATACTTCATCAGCCCTAGATAAAACAATAAAAAAAGAAATTAGCAGAAAAGACTTAAATAAAGAATTAAGTAAATTAAAAAGTCTAGAAAGCAAAATAGAAAATGAAATTGCTAAAGTAACAAGTGCTAAAAACGTTACAACAGCAAAACAAAGAAGATTACAACAAGAAGTATTAGCTCAATTAGGTGATCAATTAAACTTAATTAAAGAACAAAGAGAAGAGTTTGAAAAAACTACCAAAAGCTACAGTGACCAAAAGAATGCATTAGATACAGTAAAACAAAAGTTTGAAGGTATTGAAAAATCCCTAACCAGACAGGCCGCTCAACTCTTTATATTTAAAGCTATAATAGATGCTGCTTTAAGTTTCAATAAAATATCTGTACAAATAGGTAAAAACCTAGGATACGGAGCAGCTCAATCAGATAAAGTAGTTAATAATATAGTTAATGCAGCTAGAGGATCAGAAAACTTAAACTTTACTTTAGCTAATGCTGGAGAGGCAATAAATCAATTAGTTACCTCTACTGGCTTAATAGCAGAATATTCAGCTGATACTTTAGAAACCCAAATCATGTTAACCAAACAATTTGGTTTAACAGAAGAGGAAGCAGCAGGTATCTATAAATTCTCTGTATTAACAGGCAAAGCAGCATCTCAAGTTAATAAAGAGATGGTTGGTGCATTTGTAGCTGCAAGAAATAGTTTAAAAGTAGGAGTACCATTTAAAGCAGTAATAGCTGAAGCCGCTAAGGTATCAGGTCAATTAGCTGCAAACTTCCAAAATAATCCAGCTTTAATTACTAAAGCAGTAGTACAAGCTAAAGCATTAGGTACTACACTTGAACAAACTAAAAACCAAGCTGAATCACTTTTAAATTTCGAATCATCAATTGAAAATGAATTAAAAGCTGAATTAATAACTGGTCAACAGTTGAACTTAGAAAGAGCTAGAGCAGCAGCTTTAATGGGTGATCAAGTAGCTGTAATGCAAGAGCTTAACAATCAAGGAATGACGCTTGAGAAGTTCCAAAACATGAATGTTATTGCTCAAAAATCATTTGCTGAAGCTATAGGATTAAGTGCAGACCAATTAGCTAATCAGTTAAGACAACAAAAATTAGCTACTGAAACAGGTAAATCATTAGCTCAAATAACTGAAGAAGAAGCAATAGAGGCTCAAAAGCGTCAAAATATACAAGAACAATTTAATGCCGCTATGTTAAAACTTCAAGATATAATTGGAGGATTAGTAGCAGGACCTCTTGGAATGTTACTATCTATACTTTCAGATGCATTATCATTAGTAGGTAAAATAGTAGCAGGAATACAAGAGGTATTAGGATCAGGATTAACTAAAGTACTATTAGGTGCAATAACAGGTTTAGCTGCTGGTGGACCAGTAGGTGCCTTAATAGGTGGTATTGCAGGTGCTGCATCAGCAGCAATGGCTGATGATATGATTGGATACGGTGCTCGCACATTAATTACACCAGAAGGTCCTATAGCATTAAACAATAATGATACCGTAATAGCTGGTACTAATCTATTTAAAGGTGATGATGTTATCTCAATGGGTAAAGGTAGTTTAACATTGGGATCTGATATTTCACCATTAGTTGAAGCTATTAATTCTGTTAGAGCATCCGTTGACAAACTATATGCTAAAGATTCAACAATTAGTATGGATGGTAAAACCGTAGGTACAACATTAACACAAAATTCATACAAACTAGCATAATTTAATATTTATATCAAACAATAAACAATATAACCATGGCTATTATTGATCAATTAAACAACAGTAACTTGAGTTTACAAGGTAATAATCTCAATCCAGTACCAACTCAACCAGCTTGGGGTTATATCGATTCTACAGCTAACCTAGACCCAGCTGCTAGTAAGTTACAAAATACATTTTCTGTTAATTCTATCCCTCCAGTAAGATTGAAGGATTTTAACATTAATGGTGTAACTACTGTACCAGCAGAATCTAGATTAGATGAATTGGATCGTAGAGCTCCAAATTTAACTGCAGGTGGTATTGTATCTCAAGTATACAAATCCCCAAGAGGACGTCAATATAAAGATTTAGGACCAGCAGACGGACGTTACTAATGCCACTAATTGACCTACAAACAAACCTAAAATCACTTAGGTATGGTGCTGACCGCTTAGGCGGCGGTGACAGTGGTTTGCCCTACATTCAAACAAATGTAGAAAATGCAAATCCAGGTATTAAATTTGATGATGGATTTGTAAGAGGTGGAACAGTAAATGCTGCTGTAGCAGGAGCTATTGATACATCTCGTATATTTAAATTTTTAAAGGACCCTCCTAAAGGTCCTCTATTCATTGTAAAGCAAATTGGATTACAATTATCTAATCCACGATTAGAGGTACCTAAAAATCCAGCTAATATAGCTTCAGGGTTACCTGATAACGTATTATCTGTAGGAACAAACGGTTTATTACAGCCTACTCGCATTTATAATTTAGGTATTAATACACTGGCTCAAATACCTGTAAATGCATTTGGAGCCCATTTAAATAGACATGGTTTATTACCTGTTCAAACAAAAGCTAGTACATATGAGGCTGTAGTTACTGCTAATAATGATTTAGGTGGATCTTCTAGATTTAATAGATTAGTTAGCTTAACTAATAAATTTAAATTAGGTGATAGAACTCCTAATTTAACTATTAATAATAGAATAGCAAATACTGT